CAACTGGCATTCGCCCAGGCTATGGGGGTATCGGAGCGCAGTATCTCGCTTAAATTGAATAACAAGGTATCTTGGAAAGATAGCGAAATTTCAAAAGCGGTTGAAGTGCTTGGCCTTGATCCGAAAGATATCCCAGCTTATTTTTTTAAATACAAAGTTCACGAAGCGTGAACTTTTGTAAGTAAATAGAAAGGAGAAAAGGTGAAGATAAATGAAGTGAAGAACAACGCATTCTATCAACTACCGCAATGGTTGTTTGATCCAGAATACAAAGACATGAGCCTAAGAGCTAAGGTGGTATATGCGCTAATCTTTGATAGACGTTCCTTGTCACTAGAAAATAACTGGTACGACAAAAACGGCGACGTGTATATGTACTTCACAAACCAGCAGATGATGGACAAACTTAACTGCTCAGAAAAAACTATTATTTCTTCTAAGAAAGAATTGGAGAAATATGGCTTGATAAAAGAAGTTAGACAGGGGGTAAACAGGCCAAACCGCTTGTATATCAACGGAACTGTAAAAATTACAGGTCAAGAACTGGAAAAATTACAGCCAATCAAGACTAATAATATCAATACTAATATAACCAATATTAATGATGATGATGATAGGCCTCAAAAATTAGAAAATATTCAATCTGGATCTATCGCACAGACACTCAGAAGTAGAGGTTTTAAATTAGATCAAATTCAATTTCAACAGTTATTCGATTATATCGCTTTAGACGGTATGAATATAGAACTTGTCCAGCTTGCTATCAGCAAGTCAGCAGACAACGAAGCTAGAAATTTCAGATATTTAAAGAGTATCTTGGATAACTGGAAAAAGAACGGTGTAACAACGGTTGAGGAAGCGGAGCAGGCAGATGAGAAATATAAATCATCTAAGAAGCCTAAAACATACAACGGCCAGAAAGATTTCAAGAGTGGCAAGTACGCACTTCTCGGAACTGACATAAGCGTTCACGAAATAGATCCGGAATTAGGGTTTTAGGGGGTGACAGCATGGATTTACCGCTTGTCTACCACATAAACGAGCAAGAGACTTGCTCAATACATTCGTGCTTTAAGTGGTCGTTAAACGATGATGTACCACTGCAGGACGAACGGAACAGAACCTTTTGCCCAGAGTGTCAAAGAGAAAAGATGGCGCGTGAAGAAGAGCAAAAGATAGGTCAAGCTCAAACAGCTACTATCTTGCGCAAGACTTACGATGTTTTTGATAAAAACAGCATCATACCGCCAGAAATGAAAGACGCAACCTTTAAAACCTTTACGGTATCAAACGAGATTGACGAAAAAGCCAGGAACTACGCTTTACGGCTGGTACATCATTATTTACATGACGGACGAGGAAACGCTTTGATAATGGGTGAAGCTGGACGAGGTAAAACGCACCTCGCACTAGCAATCGCGGAGAAGCTAAACGCAGACTTCAAAGCAAATAAAATTCCTAAAAGCATCTTGTTTGTCAATGTACCCACTCTATTTCAGAAGATACAAGGCGGGTTTGATAAGAAAGGGTCTATGTCAACTAATGACTGGCTGGATCTACTGACTAAGGTTGACTTCCTTATCCTTGACGATTTAGGCAAGGGCGACCGCGGGCAGTGGAAGCAAGACTTCCTCTATACGCTTTTAGATCATCGCGATAAAACGATCATAACTACCAACATGGGAGGTAAGGCGATGAAAGAAGCGTATGACGACGGTCTAAGAAGTCGCATCACAAAAGGCGGACGGGACCTTTACTTTAAATATCCGGACAACGCAGAAGACAGGAGGAAATTGCCGTTTTGATTGACAAAATGATTGAGGGCTTCGAAGCTACTTGCTACGAGCTTTCAGATGAATTTAAAGCAAAGCTACTAGCCAGCGATACAGATAGTGCTAGAGGTAAGATCATGGACCTGTACGCTTGCCGTCTAGCTGGCAGAGCATAAAAAAAAGGCCCTTTGGGAACGGGACCCCAAAAGACCAGAGATAAAACTTTTCTAAAGGAATTATAACACGATGAGAAATAAAAATCAATGGCGACCGCGCATAATCAATATTATGGCGGACGGTAGCCAGGTAGAAGACTTGACGGGATACACGATACCAAAAAATAGCGGATATTACAACGCAATCAGACGAATCAACAAGGAGAAATGAAAAAATGTTTGAAATGACAATCAGCCAAATTTTAGGAGCTACACTAATCGCATCTAGCTTTTATCTAATCGGGTACATCACTTGCTACCTTGATATTAAGAAAAAACAACGTAAACAAGACAACCTGCAAGAAATGCTCGATATGGAGCAAGACTACCAGAACGAAATTAAGACAAGCGTCTGGGCCGATCTTGCTGAACGTCGGAAATATTCGATTTCTGACAACGACTTTTAAGGAGCAACTATGTTTTTTAGAAAGTCAAAACAAATCAAAGAATTAAAGTCTTTACTTTCGATCTTCTACGAAAGAAACAAGATCCAGACGAATTTGATTAGGGTACATCTCAATACTAATCAACGGTTGAGAGAAGAAATTAAACAACTAAAAAAAGGAGAGTAAGCTATGAACGAACGCTTACAGCTAATACTAGCTTGTATTCGTGTAGGTCGTGCGAATGTACTGACAACTCGCGACATTGCCAAAATGACGAACTTATCAGTCCGAAAGGTGCGAGGTGGTATCGCAGAACTACGGCTTAACTACTCAGTGCCTATCGTGGCCAGCCGTTCATTGCCTCGCGGTTACTATTTTGCAGAAAATGACGATGAGTACACGGCCTGGGTGCTACAGTACAAGAAGCAGATCAAGACTGAGCAGAAACTACTGAACAGCTTAAAATCTACTAAATGGGATCACTATAAAAAAATCAAAAAGGAGATAAAACATGGCGACACTTTACGAACTAACAGGACAATTTCTTGACATCTATAACATGGACCTGGACGATGAAACGAAACAGGACACGTTGGACAGCATCGATTGGAACGAGGACTACGAGAACAAAGTCGAGGGCTATGTCAAAGTTATTAAGAACCTTGATGCAGATATTGAAGCCCGCAAGAATGAAATGGACCGCTTGAAGAAGTTGAACGATGCGGACAAGGCCAAGAAAGAGCGCATGAAAACCACGCTTGAGGAAAGCATGGAACTCACAGGACACGACCGAGTAGATACCCCCTTGTTTAAGGTATCATTTAGACGATCTAAGGCCGTTGAGGTTGACATGGTCTTACTGCCAGACGAGTACAAGAAAGTTGAATACAAGGCCGATAAGACGGCTTTAAAACGACTTTTAACAGATGGGCAAGAAATCGCAGGAGCTACCTTGGTAGAAAACAAGAATTTGAGTATTAGGTAAGGAAAGATGAATAAATCAGAAACAATAACAGAGTTGAGCAAGGCTTTTGCAAAGACTCAAAAAGAAATGAAACAGCCTTTGAAAGATGCAAACAATCCATTTTTTAAAAGTAAGTATGTACCACTTGAAAATGTGGTAGAAGCGATCACGGAATCAGCAAGCAAAAACGGGCTGTCATTCACGCAGTACCCGTCCAGCGACGAAGCTGGAAACGTGACAGTAGGAACGCTGGTTATGCATGAGTCTGGAGAATGGATTGAATACGATCCGATCAAGATGAAACCGGTCAAGAACGACCCGCAATCAATCGGGTCAGCTATCACGTATGCGAAACGGTACGCACTATCTGCTATCTTTGGGATCACTAGCGACCAGGACGACGACGGCAACGAAGCCACACAAGCGAAGAAGCAATCAGCGAAGAAAGCAAATGATCCAGTTATCTCAGTAGAGGAAGCCAATCGCTATTTGAAAGAGATAGCTACTATCGCAGAAGCGAAAGGGAAAGAAGATGGCTCAATCGCCAAATGGTTCTTGCAACATCTAAACGTTGCAAACTACAAGCAAATTAAACAATCGCAAGTAGAACAAGCAGAAATGCTATTAGGTAAATTGAAAGGATAAGCAATGTTAAATTCAGTATGTTTAGTTGGAAGGCTTACCAAAGATCTAGAACTACGATACACCCCAAACAATCAAGCAGTAGCTACTTTTAGCTTGGCTGTTAACCGCAATTTCAAGAGCCAAAATGGCGAGCGTGAAGCAGATTTCATCAATTGTGTGATCTGGCGACAACAAGCAGAAAATCTCGCAAACTGGGCCAAGAAAGGGGCTTTGATTGGGATTACCGGTCGCATTCAAACAAGAAGCTACGAAAACCAGCAAGGTCAGCGGGTATATGTTACGGAAGTAGTCGCAGATAGCTTCCAGTTATTGGAAAGTCGCAAAGACCGCGAGGGTGGGCAGTCACAGGGATATAGTCATCCAGACTTTTCACGGCAGACACAAATGAACGCAAACCCTATGGACATCTCAGATGATGATCTCCCGTTCTAAAAAATCAAAGGAGAAAAATAATGCCAAATTGGGCCGAAGGATCTCTTAAATTAAGAGGAAAAAAAGAGAATATCGCACAAGCATTGAAATATATGTTTTGCGCTGCTGGTAATGTTGAAATTGAAGAGGATCTTGAAATTGGATTGTTCGAATTAACAACCACAGCACCCTATTTTTATATCAATGGTACAAGAAGAGCCTTTATTCAAAATAATAAATTGAGTTTTTGGCTTGATGATGATTATTTGGTTATTGAGATAAATGACTTTAATCAGGCATGGGCAGTAGAACCAGAAAATTATCAAGAAATTTCAAGTAAGTTTGATGTTGATATTAAAATCTTTACATTTGAATGTGGAATGGAATTCACACAGGAAATTGAAATTTCCAAAGGTAAAATTGTCAAAGATGTTTGTCGGGAATACGATGATTATCAATGGGAAGTCCCTTTTAGCAATTTGGGAGGATAAAATGACAGAAGGAGTCAAATCAACATTGCTATGACTTGGATTGAAGAACATTTTGCCAGAGAATATCCAGAAATTAAAACTATACAAGATATCTGGGATAAAGATGATCTTGGAGGATATCAGACACAGCGGTATTCAAGGGAATTAAACAAAATAATTATCACTAACGATCTAACCGCGATCAGTAACGACCTAAAATTAATCGGTCTTACTTTGGCAGATTTTAAACAGCAACTAACTTTATTTTAAAAAAGGAGAAATAACATGAAACAACAAAAAGAATTTTACACAATCGCACAAAATGGAACAAACAAATTTTTAACAGAATATAAAAATCAAGAACACTCATTAACGTTTAGTGCTGGATTCACTAATGAAGTTCGCTGTGCATTGATTTTTGAAAAAAAAGATGAAGAAACCGAAGAATCCATGGAAAATCTGGCTAAGGCTGTAGGTGGTCGCCTAGTCAAAATCAAAGCAGAATACGAGATCACTGAGAAAGATGGCTCAGTTTTAAAAGAGCCGGAAGTGAACGATGAAGAAGATGAATTCAAAGATTTCTTGAGTCGTTTATTAAAACGTGGCTTGGAGTAACGAATGAAAGAATTGACGTTATCACTTGACGCTTCCACTAGTGCGACAGGCTGGGCTGTATATGACGGCCCAGACCTGTTAGAAAGTGGAGTGGTCAACCCTAAAGGTACATTTCTAGAGCGAGCCTTGCAAATGGCAAACAAACTGAAAGCTATTCAGTCACGGCTAATTTTAAAGTATAACAAGCCTTTTAAAGAGATCGTGATCGAGCAGAACAACGTCGGAGGTGGCAACCAGCAAACGATGGTTAAAATCGGAATAGCAACGGGCATTATCCTTTCCCATCTTATCGCGGACCGCGTTTACTTTGTTAACGTGCGGACCTGGAGAAAGCACTTTGCTATTAAAGGCAAAGGCCGGCAGGTTTTGAAACAGCAAGCAATCGACATCGTGGCAGATAAATTTAATAAAGATGTTAAGGACGATGAAGCGGACGCAATCTTGATCGGGCTATATTTTGAAGAAATGTACAGCTTCAGGGACGGCCTAGAAAATCATCGTTTAGGTATTTGAGATGGAAAAGGAAAACTTACTACGATCCAAGCGTATCTATGAGAAACGGCTGAGCGAGGAACTACAGCTTAAAACAATCAGCAATACGCGAGGACACCACTACAGCGCGAATTATCGCGAATGGCTACACAAGGAAATTAAAGCCATTGACAAAAAAATAAAAGAAATTGAGGGGGACATGATAGATGGATATTGACAAAATCGAGGAACTAACCGAGCTAACTAGACAGTGGTTTTTGGACCGTGACATCACACAGGGAGATGTCTTTAAACAGACGCTCAAACTTTTTGAAGAAATGGGCGAGCTGGTCGCAGGTTATGCCAAACAAAAAGAGCAACTCACAAAGGACAGCATCGGTGATTGTGCGGTGGTTGTCGTCGGCTTGGCAATGATGATTAAACTTGAACCAGTCGAGATCATGACTAGATCAGTAGAAGCGAAAAAGGGCGATATCAAAGACTGCTTTGAGTTGATGATTGACAATGCCAGCGAATTTCAGTTTTCGCGTAAGTTAGAAGTTAAAATAAATGCTAAGTTTAACCTTTTGAGAATCGTGAGCTATTTAAAAGCTATCGCGCACAAATTAGGATATGACTTCGTGGATTGCTTCGAACTAGCTTACAACGAGATTAAAGACCGCAAGGGTCGCTGGGTTGAGGGTAGCTTTGTAAAAGAGGAGGACCTGGAAAATGAACCGGATTAAGGAATTAAGAAAACAACGGAAGTTGAGCCAGAGGGCCTTATCTGAACAGATTGGTGTAAATATTAGAACTGTACAACGTTGGGAACGTGGAGAAGGTGCAATGAAACCTCCAACGGCAGAGGGTGTAGCCAATTTCTTTGGAGTTAGTGTGGGGTATCTTTTGGGATATTCACAAAAGCCAGACATTCCAGAGAAAGAAGAACTACAACTTTCAGAACGTCAACAATACATACAGAAATTAACTAACATCAACATATCCTTACTACTCAATTCAGAATTTATGAGTTCGCAAGATTTGAGCGACATCAAGAGAGTGGCCAGAGTGGTGTATGAGGACCTTGTATGGATGCAATTTGAAGCCGAAGTAAGAGAAGGAAAATGAAAATGAATAAACAGGAATTAATTGGAAAAATTATAGATTTGCCTTACGAAGCAGGCGTGGTCACGGATACGCTCAAGATCAATCGAGCTGGATTGATAAAACTGATCGATCAATTCGACGAACCGCAGAAAGTCACAATTCCACAGTTTGTTGCTGACTGGATCAAGTATTGCAAAAATACGGGTGTAACCTTGGTCCGAGCTTTACTAG